GTATAAAGAATATAACATAAATGGGCGGTGGTCTTCTTCAGCTTGTTGCATACGGAGCACAGGATGTTTATTTAACCGGTAATCCTCAAATAACCTTCTTCAAAGTTGTCTATCGTCGTCATACTAATTTTGCAGTAGAATCAATTGCTCAAACTTTCAATGGCACTGCTGCTTATGGCAACACTGTCTACTCTACTATCTCCAGAAATGGTGACTTAATCAACAGAGCATATATGGAATTCACAATGCCTTCATTGGGTGCATATGATGTTTTTGGTGCTACTCCAAAATATGTTAACTATCTCGGTTTGAAATTATTGTCTCAAGTAACCATTGAAATAGGTGGTCAACAAATTGACAAGCACTATTCAGATTGGATGTACATATGGAATGAACTTTCTCTTCCTCTTGGAAAACGCAGTGGATATGAAATGATGGTTGGTGCTGATAGAGATGTTACCAGTCATGCTGAAACTGTTTTACATGTACCTCTTGAATTCTGGTTCTGTCGCAATGTTGGACTTGCTCTTCCATTAATTGCTCTTCAATACCACGAAGTAAAATTAAAAATCGTATTTGAAGACAAGGACAAATGTATGTCTCCTATAACCGGTCAAACTACACTTCCCGACAAGTCATTTAATGCTCAACTATGGGTAGATTACATCTTCCTTGATACTGATGAACGCAGACGTTTTGCTCAACTTTCCCATGAATATTTGATAGAACAATTGCAATTCACTGGTTCAGAAGATTTGAGAGATTCTGATGGTAACAGATACAGACTCAATTTCAATCACCCTTGCAAAGAATTGGTGTGGGTTGCTAAACCGTCCACTGCAAATCAAGATTGGTACAATTATACCGACAACGCTGTTCTCAAAGTTAGTACTTTTACCGAACAAAGCGATATCACCAATTTGACCGATGCTATATATCCTGCTGGCAAAAATCCATTGACCAAATGTCTTCTTCAATTAAATGGAAACGACAGATTTGCGGCTAGAGACGGTGGATACTTCAACTATGTCCAACCTTATCAACACCACACCAATATTCCTACTAACAGAGGAATCAACGTATATTCATTTGCACTTAAACCAGAAGAACACCAACCATCAGGAACTCTCAATATGTCCCGTATTGATACTGCAGTATTGTCAATGAGTTCTACAAAGGCAGGAACTATCCACATATATGCCCTTAATTACAATGTTCTCCGTATCATGTCTGGAATGGGTGGACTTGCTTACAGCAACTAAATATTTAAAACATTTTATACATTTTTAACAAAAAATCGTAAGAACACTTCATTTTTTTTCTCCTATTATAGTATAAAGAATATAACATAAATGGGCGGTGGTCTTCTTCAGCTTGTTGCATACGGAGCACAGGATGTTTATTTAACCGGAAATCCTCAAATAACCTTCTTCAAAGCAGTTTATCGTCGTCATACCAACTTTGCTATTGAAGCAATCCAACAAACATTCAACGGAACCCCTGGGTTTGGTCAAAGAGTAACTACCACTGTTGCTAGAAATGGTGATTTGATTCACCGTGTGTACCTTGCATTAGATTTGAACGGCATGAACCAGTCATCTGAAGTCTGTAAATACTTTGGTCTTCGTTTGATAAACTATGTCGAAATTGAAATCGGTGGTCAAAAAATAGACAAACAATATTCTCATTGGATGTATATCTGGAACGAGTTGTCTCTTCCAAAATCCAAACGCTCCGGATATGATGATATGGTAGGTGCCGCAGGTGGTGCAGTCAGTGGTTTAAATCAACAACTATTTGTACCTCTTGAATTCTGGTTCTGTCGCAACGTTGGTCTTGCCCTTCCTTTAATTGCTCTTCAATATCATGAAGTTAAAATCAATCTTAATTTCGAGTCAATGGACAAATGCAGCACAGATGGCACTGACCTCAAAACTTTTGGCGCTTCATTGTGGGTTGATTACATTTTCTTAGATACCGATGAACGCAGACGTTTTGCACAACTTTCCCATGAATACCTTATTGAACAATTACAGTTTACCGGTGAAGAAGCAGTTGCTGCGAATGTGAAATCTAAACTCAATTTCAATCACCCTTGTAAAGAATTGATATGGTTTGTTTCTAACAAAAACAAGAAATCAGATTGGATGAATTATACTACCAGTACCGATATGAAAGAAAGTGCAATAGTTTCTGTTAACAAAACTGCTAGCGCTAAACTTGTTCTTAATGGAAATGACCGTTTTGCCGAACGCAATGGTTCGTACTTTAACATGGTTCAACCTTTCCAGCATCACGAAAATGTTCCCTCAAATGCTGGAATAAATGTTTATTCATTTGCCTTAAAACCCGAAGAACACCAACCTTCCGGAACTCTCAATATGTCAAGAATAGACACTGCTGTATTGAATTTGACAACTAATGACGCTGATATTACTAATGATGCTTTAAATGTATATGCTGTCAACTACAATGTTCTTCGTATCATGTCCGGAATGGGTGGTATTGCTTACAGCAACTAAGATATTAGTACAAAATCAAAAC